CGATCTTTCGGCAGCTCGTTGAGCTGCAGACCCAGCACCGCGGTGTTCTCCTTCACGGAGCGCACGCGAACCTTGAACGCATGGCTGATGAAGGTGGCGACCACCGAGGGCTTGCCGTTGGTGATGGTCATCTCCAACACGCCGGCCGCGATCACCTGCACCGGGCCGGCGTCGCCACCGCCGCCTGCACCGGGCACCCAGGCCTCGCCGTTGAAGGTCAGCACATCGCCCTTGGCGGGTGATTCGGCCTTGAGCGGCTGGCGCTGCAGCGCGACGATGGTCAGCTCGCTGCCGCTGTCGGTTTGCACATCGCCACCGAGCAAGGGCAGGCCGTGCTGGTGGTCGGCGCGGGCGTAGTCGCTGGACGTGCCGACCTGGCTGGCGCTGCCGAACACCAGGCCGCTGGGCGCCGTGGTGGCGGCCACGGGGATGTCGCCCAGGCTGGGCAGGGTCACGGGTGTCCAGACCAGGCTGGGCCGGCGCGGGCGTGGTCCTGGCAGCGGACCTGCGCTGGGCAGCGTGCTCTGGCACATCAGCACCTGGCCTGCGCTGGGCGCGGTGTCGGACACGGCCACGCTTTGCAGCGCGGTGACGGTGTTGTCGCCGATGGTGCCGGTGACGTCGCCTGCGAGCTCGGGCAGGGGCGGCAGCACCGGCATGGGGTGGACGTGGTCGGCGCGGGCAAAGCTGGCTTGCGTGCCTGCGCTGCCGGTGGCACCGAAGGTCTCGGCCGCAGGCAAGGCGCTGGAGGCCTGGGGCAGCGGCGCGGGCGCCCAGTGTCCGGCGGCGGTCAGTGCCAGCACATCGCGCTCGACGGGTGCGGTGGTGTCGATGGCGCGGCCGCGCAGGGCCACGACCTCGTTCGCGGTGATCGGGCCGGTGACGTCACCCGCCAGGTCGGGCAGCACGGGCGTGCCATGGCTGTGGTCGGCGCGGGCGTAGGCAGTGCTGCTGCCGACGGCCGAGGCCTGGCCAAAGCTGCGCTCTTCGACGATGGCGTTGCCGGGTTCGGGCGCGGGGTTCTGGGTGATGAGCTCCTGCAGCATGCGCAGGCTCAGCAGCACGGGGCGCGCGTCTTGCGACAGCGCGATGTCGGTGTCGGCCTCCAGGGTGTTGGTGAAGACCTTCAGGTCGATGCGGGCCAGCAGCACGGCATCGTCTTGTGTGCCCGGCGGGATGGGGTTGGGGCCGCAACCGTAGCGGGCGCGCCAGAGCGGGCGCAGCTCGGTGACCCACAGGCGCAGGGCGGCGCGCAGCAGGCCGTCGGTGCTGTCCAGGCCCAGCGGCGGCGAGCCGAACATGTAGTCGGCCGGCGAGGGCGAGACCGGCTCCAGCCAGGCCTGGGCGGCATCGCGCAGCTGGTCGAGGAAATCGGCTTCAGACAGCGGCGGCGAGGCCGTGTCCACCGGCACCTTGGCCAGCCAGTCGGCGAAGTCGCGGATGGCGTCTTCTTCGATCTGCGGTGGTGGCTGCAGGCGCAGCGTGAGGCTGAAGCAGTCGGCGATGCGCGAGTTGGCCAGCAGCTCGCTTTCGCTGCGGCAAGGTTCGCCGGGCACGGGCACGGGGTCGGTGAGGCAGGCGTCGTAGGCCAGCACGACGTACAGGCTCAGCGGCGCGGGGTTGCCCACCAGAGTGCTGCTGAATTCCTTCTGGTGTGCCGCCAGCCAGTCGTTGACGTTGCAGCACTGTTCGGCGTTGATGCAGACCGGTGTGCCCGAGGGCGTCCAGGCCATGCCGGGCGAGACACGCACGCGCGGCGCGCTGGCATCGAGCGTGACCTGCAGCCCGCGCACCGTGCCATGGCCGAGCAGCTCGCGCGCCAGCTCATGCCGCCGCGCAATGCCCCAGGCCTGCTCCTGCACGAAGTCGTCCACGCCCAGCAGCATGCCCTGCGTGTAGTTGACGCGTTTGCCGGTGTCCAGCGTGGTGGGGCCCGATCCGGCCGAGGCCGTCGAGGTGGTTTGTCCGCAGCATCCCATGTTCAATTCCTCCAGTTTGGCGGCGCGAGGCCGTCAGCATTCGAGCAAGATTCGGTCGTTCGGCACGACGGGTTTGGCGCCCAGGCGCGCCGATCCCACGTGGCCGCTGCCCAGCACGAGGGCCGGGGCGATGTCGGGTTCCCGGCTGCCCAGGCCGAGCAAGGTGTCCAGGCCCAGACGCACCTGGCCGATGCGCAGCAGCGCCCAGTAAGGTTTGACGTCGAAGGCGGTGTGGGCGGGTTTGGCCAGGGCGACGACGCGGCGGGCGTGGTCCACCTGGCGGGCCACGGTGTCGGCATCGGTGTCTGGGCCGGAGATGGGCAGCAGCACGCTGAAGCGGTGGGCGCGCGCAGCGATGGGCGCCACGCGGGTTTCGAACAGCGCCCAGTCGGTCAGCGCGCTGGGGTTCGATGGCAGCTCGGTGGGCGGCGGCAGCACGTCGAACGAGGGCCAGGTGCTGGCGGTGTCGCGCTGGTAGAGGCCGATGCGGACGTGCCTGCGCGCCACCGCGGCCTGCCATCGGCGCAGCTGGCGCAGCAACAGGGGGTCGAGCTGCGCGATGAACTTTCGCCAGGCGTCTTGCTGTGCGGGGTTGCTCTGCGGCCAGCGCGTGGGCAGGGGCAGGCCCAGGCCGGCGTCCTGCCCGGTGGCCACCCAGCGTCGCCAGGCGGTGTCGAGGTCAGACGCCAAGGTGGGCACGGCGCCCAGCGTGGCCTGGCAAAAAGCCGCCCAGGCGGCGAGCGTGCCGGCGGGCACATCGGCAGGGGGCAAGGGGCTGAAGCGCGTGGTGGTCTCAGGGCTGGAGGCCAAGCCCCGTGCGATGCGCCAGTCGCGCCAGCGGCGGTGCAGGCCTTCGGCGCCTTCGTTGAGCGTCCAGCGCGCACCGGGGGTGACCACGCGCGGGGCATCGTCCGGCGTGACGACGGTTTCGCCCAGCAGAGCCGGTGGCAGGGAGCGTGTCAGGTAGCCCTCGATCAGGCGCACGCCACGTGGCGCTTCCTGCGAACGCGCGGGCAGGGCGAAGTCCGCATCGGGCACGCAGGGCGACAGGGCCAGTTGCACCGCCAGGCGCAAGGCCTGCGGTGTGCCGCGGTACTGGTAGAGCGGCATGGCGTGGCGGATGAGCTGGCGCCGGCGCGCCTCGTCGAGCGCGGGGTCCAGCACCAGGCCCAGCCAGCCGGCCAGCCAGTCCAGCGTGTCGGTGGGGGCGCTGCGCACGTCGAACAGCGCTCGGGCCGTGGCGATGCGGTCTTCCAGCGCGGTGAACTGGCCTTCGAAGTTGGCCAGGAAGCGCTCGAGGAAATCGGCCGAGGCGGCGTCTTCTCGGTAGGCCGCGGGCAGGTAGTGTTGCAGGTAGGAAAAGCGCGGTCGCCAGGCGCGCAAGGTGGTGATGCGGGGCGTGCTCAGCTCGTTGCCTTGCAGGGTGAGGCGAAGCTGCAGCCAGCGTCCGCGGGCGCCTTGCAGCAGCAGCTCCCAGGTGCCATGGCCACGGGCGGCGTCGGTGGTGGCGCCAGGGCCCTCGATCAGCCAGGGCAACTCGCTGCCGTTGGGGCGCAGCAGGGGCGTGGGTTCGTCGGTGAAGGGCAGGTCGGCCAGCAGGCTGGCATCGTCCGACCAGCGGCTGGCCACTTGCACGCGGCAGCCGGCCGGGATGCAGGCGTCCAGCATGACGCGGTGCCAGACACAGCCGGGGTCGCCACCATCGAAAGGCACGGTCAGCAGGGCGGCTTCGGGCACGTGGCGTGGCCGGCGCTGGGCGACCAGGGGCAGCCAGTTGGCCTCGCTGGCGTACAGCAGGCCGGTGTCGCCTTCGACCTGTGCCAGGCCGTGGCTCACCAGTTGCAGCCCGCCGTAGCGTTTGAGCGGCAGGTAGCCGGCCTGGGCGGCGAGCTTGAGGGTGTGCGGCTGGGCGGCATCCCACAGCAGCTCGAAGACATAGGCCTGGTTGCCCTCGGTGGACACCAGCACCAGCCGCGGTGGGTCGAGCTTGGCGCTGCCTGGGCCGTCGGCGTGGAAGGCGAAGTCGAAGCCGCGCAGGCTCAGGCCGGGGCGGTCCTGGGCGGGCGTCACGCGCAGCACGTCGATGGCCGAGGCCTGGGCCTGCAGCACCCCGCCCACGTAGAGGCTGACCAGCGCGAAGCCATCGGCACCGGCCTCGTCGAGCACCAGGATGCCGCCATCGGGCAGCACCTCGATGGCCACGGGGTGGCCGCCGCCCAGCGCGGTGGTCTGCAGCGTGAACCAGGGCTGGTGGACGGGCGAGGGGCTGGCGACCGGCGCGCCGCCTGCGGCATCGCTGGCTTGGAAATCGGGCGGCGTGTTTGCGGCCAGGGGTGACACGGGGAAGGTGGCCTCCATGCCCAGGCGTCGGTTGAGCAGCCACACGCGGTGGCCGACCTTGTCGAGCACGGCCAGGCCGCCGCAGGGCCGCGCGACCATGTCCAGCGGCGACATCACCCAGGGCAAGGGCCAACTCAGTGGCAGGGGCGGGCCACCGGCCAGCAGGTCGAAGACGAGGAAGCCCGAGCGTGGCGTGCTGGCTGGCTTCACGCCGACGACGAGGTAGTGCGCGCGCGTCACGGCCAGGCCCGCGAAGTGCTGTGGCGGTGGCGGGGCAGCGGGCTCGGCAGGCGCGAAGGCGCCGGGCTCGGGTGTGGGCTCGGGCGTGTTCACCGGCCAGAAGGTGCTGACGCGGCCGGTGCCGGCGTTGCGCACGGTGATGCGGCTGCCGCCGTCCACGATGGCGTAGATGTTGCCGTTGGCATCGGCCGCCGCGCCCAGGCGTTGCGCGGCCGACGGTGCCACATCGCCCTTGGCGGGTGCGAAGCGGCTGACCCGCTGCGCCAGGCCGATGCTGGCCTGTGCGGCGTCGAAGGCGAGGGGCGCGGCCTCGCTTTCGGCCTCGTCGGACCACAGCGTGTCCAGCAGCGGCTGGCCGGGCCAGGCGGCGGCGTCCAGGCGGCACTGGCCCCAGTCCTGGCGACCAAGCACCAGGGCGAAGCGCGAACCGTTGGCGTCTTGCATGGGGGCTCCTGTGTCCTGTTCTTCGCCGAGGTCAGCACTCGCGCGGCACGGTGGGCACGGGCACCACGCGGCCGCGTGCACCGCTGTTGGCCTGGCCGCTGCCGTCGCCACTGCCCTGGCCGAGCAGGTTGTCGATGGGGATGGCGTCGCCGAGCTCCACGCTCAGGCCCAGCAGGCGCGGCAGCTGCAGACCGCGCAAGGGCAGTTCCTCCGGCACATCGCTGCCATCGCCTTGCGCCAGCTTCAGGCCATTGACGCGCAGCACGCCGGGCACACGCGCGGCCTCGGCCATCAGCTCCAGGCGGTTGACCGCGCGGCCCAGTGGCCAGCCGTCTTCCAGGCCGGGCAGGTCGGTGGCACCGTCGGTGCGCGAGGGCGCCAGCACAGCGCGCAGGCGGGCTTTGACGGCGTCGCGCACCTCGGGCACGGTGTGGCCGCCCGCCACGGTGATGCCCACCGACAGCCAGATCGGCACGTATTGCGGCCCACGCAGCACCAGTTCGGTGGTGATGAGGCGGCGTGCGTCGAGGTGGTGGCACAGCGCGTCGATGAAGGCGCGGTCGGGCAGCGGCGCATCGGGCTGGACGGGGTCGTGGCGCGGCACCAGCATCAGCGTGACCACGCCGGGCGCATCACCGGGCTGGGTCAGGCCGAGGTCGGGGTGGTAGGCGGCGAGCACCTCCACGCGGGCGATGTCCACACCCGGCGCACGGCGGGCGATTTCGGCGAAGTCGTCGGCGGTGACGAGGCGGTCGCGGTGGCGCACGAAGGCCGAGACGCGCTTTTCGCCGCTGGCCGCGTCTTCCGCATCGGCACCGCCCCAGGTGGGCAGGGGGTTGCGCACCTGCACGCCACTGGGCAGGCCGGGGCCGCTGCGGATGGCGCCGACCGGCACGTTGCCGGCGCGGCCATCGCAGACGTCGTACTGCGCCACGATGCGCGCACCCTGTGGCGGGCGGCGGCCGCGCAGGCCATCGCCGAAGCGCACGGTGCCGGCTTCGGGGTCGATCAGGTAGGCGTCCACCGGGCGCGGGTCGATCACGCGGCTGCCCGCGCCTGCCTGGCTGCCCGCCACCCGCACTTCGGGGCCGGCGGCCAGCAGGTCGTCCACCGCCGTCCAGGTGCTGGGCCCTGCGGTGTCGATGACCTGGATGACGGCAGACTCAGGCACCACGCCGCTGCGCGCCAGGGTGTAGCGCTGGTCGGGCTGGCCATCGCCCGTGCCCAGCAGTTCATTGCGCACAGCCACGCGCTGGTCGATCAAGGTGGCGTTCACGCCGGCCCAGCGCATGCGTGCACCGGCCGAGCTCGATGGCGTCACGCGCACCCAGGTGACGATGCGCCCGGCCACGGCCGAGTCTTCCAGCGCGGGCGGGAAGTCGCCCACGCCGGCCTCCAGCGGGTCGAGGTTGTCCCAGGTGGCGATGTCTGCGGCGCGGGCGGGCAAGGGCAGCTCGACGATGCCGGGGCCGTTGAGCACATCGGCCGCGCGCGCCGGTTGCAGTGCGCTGTACTGGGCCGTGGGCGCGCTGCCATCGGCCGGGGTGCTGACTTTGGGCAGGGCGTAGCTCACCAGGGCCTCGGGCTCGCCTTGCACCAGGCCTTGGCCGACGGTGCCCAGGGTGCGCGGCTGGCCATCGACGTCGGGCACCAGGCCCAAGCTCAAGGTCTTGCCGGCCAGGGCCTGCGCCGCCTGTGCCGCGGTGGTGCCGGGCGTGGCCAGCAGCGCGATCCACAAGGCGCCATCGACCGTGTCGCCACTGAGCGAGACACTGCGGCTGCCATCGAGCTCGCGCGTTTCATAGCTGTCGAGCTGCGGCGTGTTCGCGCTCGGGTCCACCGTCTTGTAGAGCAGCTCGTAGTAGGCCTGGTCGGTGGCGCTGAGCCGGACGCGCTGCTTGACGAAGGCGCGGCTTTCCAGCGGCAGCACGTCGATGGCGCCCGCAGTGCGGAAGGCGATGGCGCCAGCGCGCACTTCGGTGGCCTGGGCCAAAGTGGGCACAACGCCATCGACCCGGTTGCTGCTGAACACGCACAGGCCCTGGGCCGGGGTGACGGCGGCCAGCGGCACGCTCAGCAGGCGCAGGAACTTGGCGCGGCTGACCTCGGGCACGCGGTTGGCGCGGTAGAGCAGGCTCTCTGTCAGGAAGGCGAAGAGCTCCACCAGGGTGACGCCGGGGTCGCTCTCGGAGAGCTGCGTCCACTCGGGCGTGTGCACGGGCACGCGCGCCAGGGTGTCGCGCACGAGGTCGGCGTAGCGGCGGTCGTCGATGCTGGGGACTTGGAGCGGCATGGTGGGTGTCTCGGGTTCAGTCCAAGGTCGATGAGGTGGGCAGCACGCGGGGCGTCGCGTGGGGCAGGTGGCGCGTCATGCCGACACCCCCACGCGCAGCGACACGCGCTCCTGCACCTGCGTGGCCACGAGGCGGTAGGTGATGGTGGCGAGTGCCGACTCGGCATCGGCTTCGTCCACCTGCACCTCGACGGCCTCGACCTGGATGCGCGGCTCCCAGCGCTTGAGCGCCTCGGCGATGGTCTGGCGGATGAGCGTGTGCGTGGCCAGGGTGTTGGGCTCGAACAGGAAGCGGCGCAGGCCGGCGCCGAAGGCAGGCAGGCGCAGGCGCTCGCCGGGCTCGGTGCTCAGGACGATGCGGATGGCCTCGCGGACGTTGGGCTCGCCCTCCGACCAGGCGATGCGGCCATCGGCCCCCACCCGCGGCGGGAAGGCCATGCCTCGGCCATAGACGCGTGCGCTGTCCATCACGGGGCCTTTCTGGCTTTGAAGCCGGGCAGGGGGAAGCACACGATGAACAGCGGCAGCCAGCGGAAGATGAAGTCCAGCAGGCTGACGATGATGGTCAGCAAGATCAGCGCGCAGATGGTGATGATGGGAATCGACAGCGAGCACATCACGCCCAGCGACATGTCCTGCTGTTTGCACGGGCCCTTGTCGGCGACGTTGAAGTCCTTGTGGAAGGGCCAGGGCAGCACGCTGAGCACCAGGTCGCCGAAGGTGATGCCACGGAAGCGGTCGAGGTGGCCGCACAGCATGTCGGACATCATGAAGACGGTGTTCTTGTCGAACTTGCGCAGGCCGGCCGGGCTGATGTCCATGGGCAGGCCGATGCGGATGGGGCGCGCGGGCGCGTCCGGGTCGAAGAAGCCGGCCATCTGGAAAGGCACGGTGGCGGCGCTGATGACGGTGCCTTCGAAGGGCGCGCAGTCAGGGCGCTCATAGACCAGGCGCATCACGTACCAGCCTTCGCGCATGTCGGTGGGCGTGAGGCTGGCCAGCGAGGGCTCGGGGGCCTTGGCCAGCAGGCTGTAGTCGGCCTCGGGCAGGTGCTCGGCGAGGGCCTCGATGCGGGTCTGGCGTTGCTCGGCGGGGTAGTCGTCGGGCGAGTTGGGCGGGGCCTCGGTGCTGTTGAGCGGCGTGGGCACCTCGTGCAGCGGGTCCACCAGCAGGAAGAGGAAGTCGGGCCAGTGGGCGGGCTTGGCCGTGCCTTTGGCCGGGATGTCGAAAGGCGTCGTGGCGTAAGCCGTGCTGCCGGACAAGGCGTTCTCCAGCACCTCGCTGAACTCGCCGATGCGGCGGATGGCGTCGGGCAGGTCCACGGCCAGCTCGGCAGTGGCGTAGGCGCTGTCTGGGTCGGTGATCGGCCACGGGCCTGTGTGCATCGCACCGGGCTGGCGCACGCGCTGCAGCAGGGCATGGAAGTCGGCCACAGCGCTGCTGCCGGGCGGTGTGCCCACCTCGCCAGCGTCCAGCCAATCCAGGTAGCCGGGCAGGTGGGCGGCCAGCCAGGCGCGCAGGTCGAGCAGGGCGTACCAGGTGCTGAGCTGCAGCTGGCTGCGCAGGTGGCGCAGGCGTGCGGGGTCGATCTTGCTGGGGTCGATCAAGACGCCGGTCTTGTCGTCGAAGGCCTCGCGGGCGTAGATGGATGGCGCTGGGGTGTCTGCCAGGGTGCGGGCGGTGTTGACCAGCGCGCGCCAGGGCGCCAGCACATCGACGCGGAATTGCGTGGTGCGCGCGTGCGCGGCTTCTTCGCTGGCCGTGGGCGCGGTGTCCATGCGGCTGGCCGACTGGTAGGTCTCGCGGCGGCCCACGGGCACGCTGCCAATGAACAGGCGGCGCGGCTGGCGCTGGGCATCCACGTAGCGCGTCGGGAAGGTGGCCAGGCGCTCTTCGCCCTTGACCAGCTTGATGCGGGCCGTGGCGACTTCGGCACCTTGTGCGACCTGCCAGTGACCGCTCTTGCCCGACAGCACCCAGGCGTGCTCGACCCACTCGTCCATGTGGGCCGGGTCGGGTTGCTTCAAGGCGCGGCGCGGGTCGATGCCGGTGGTGGCGCCCAGCTCCGACTTCAGGAACAGCCGACGCAGCACGAACGACACCTTCTGCTTGCCCGCATCGACGGCGCGGTCGGGCAGGCCCGGCGTCTGGCAGACCAGCGAACCGGCCACCAGGTAGTGCCGCTGGTGCGCGGCCTGGTAGAGCTTGAGCGGCTGCGGCAAGGCCACGGCGGGCAAAGCCTGTGCCTTGGCGCGGGCCTGGCGGGCCAGGGGCAGCAAGCGGCTGGGTGGGCGCTCCAGCCAGGCGGCCGGGTTGGGCTTGGGGCCTGCGTGCGGCGCGCGCCAGGTCTCGGCCTGGGCGGTGTACTCGGGCAGGGCCTGAGGGTGCTGGGCGAGGGTGGACAGCACCTCGTCCATGAAGTCGTCGGTGGCGAAACGCAGGATTTGCGGTTGCGCGATCAGGCCAGGCACGGCGCGTGCGGCTTCGCCGGTGCGCCAGAACGGCGGCGGGGCGGTCCATTGCAGGGGGTGCGTCATGGTGCTCACCAGATGTTGCCCGCGCCCGGCGTGTAGGAGGCGCTGATGATGCTGTTGCAGATGACGGTGTCGGCCTTGAGCACGCCGCTGAACTTGCTCATGCCCGCATCGACCGTGACCATGCTGGCCGAGACCTCGACGAGGCTGGCCTGCACCGTGACCTTGGCCGAGGCGTTGACGGTGATGCCCGATGTTTCGAGCTTCACCGAGTTGCCGTTGCTGTCTTCGATCTCGATGGCGCCGGGGCCGTCTTTGAGCGTGACCTTCTGGCCGCCCGGCGTCTCGACGATGAACTGTTCCTGGCCGTTGCTGTCGTCCATGGTCAGCTTGACGCCATTGCGCGAACGCAGCACCTTGAGGTTGTTCTGCGCGCTGCCGTCCATCTGCTGCGGCGGGGCGTCGCGGCCGTTCCACAGCGCACCGATGACGAAAGGACGTCGCAGGTCGCCACCTTCGAAGGCCAGCAGCACTTCGTCATCGACATCGGGGATGAACCAGGAGCCGCGGTTGTTGCCGCCCATCAGCGTGCTCAGGCGCGCCCAGAGTTCGCAGGCAGCACCGGCGCTGTCGGGCAACCAGGGCAGGCGCACTTTCACGCGGCCCTGGCTGTCGGGGTCGCGCAGGTCGGTGACGATGGCGGGGTGAACGCCGTGGAACAGACCACCCCAGCCCACGGGTGCGCGGGCGTGGAGCAGGGCGTCGAGGGCGTCGTGCCCTGTGGGTGCGAGGGTTGCGAGCATCAGGGCCTCCCCAGCCAGGCGCGTTCGACCGTGAATTCGGTGCGCAGACCGTGGGTCTCGTCGAAGCGGTGCAGCACCTCGCTGAGGCCGTAGGCGCCGCTGAACAAAGGCCCCAGGCCGTCGAGTTGCACGCTGGCGCCAGCGCGCAGGCGCACGTCGGTGTCGGTCTCGCCCTGGCCGCGCACGAAGCGCCGGGCGAGTGCGCGCAGGTGGGATTCGGCCTCGGTGCGTGCGCTGGCCGCGTCGGGCGGCACGCGGTGCGAGACGGTGTCGTGCCGCTCGCCCAAGGCCTGTTGCAGGATCTGCGGGCCGCTGTCGCCCGCGCTGGCCTCGTTGCCCAGGCTGCTGGCCGTGGCTTCTTCCGACACCGCTTGCTTGTTGGCCACATCCCAGCCGGTGCAGTGCAAGGAGGTGCGTTGGTGGGCCAGGTCGGCCGCAACGTGGAAGCGCCGCAGCGTGCCGCCATGCACCAGCGTCATCGCCGGGCGCGGGCGACTGGGCCGGGGGTGGGCGGTGAGCTTGCCGTCGGCGACGACCAAGTCGGCATCGGCCACCAGCATGCGGCGGCGCAGAAAGGCCAGGTCGCTTTCATTGGCCTGCACCAGCAAGGGCCAGGTCGGGCCGGACAGGGTGACGTCGGCCTGCAGACCGTGGTCGTTGGCGATCTGCCGGAGCACGTCGGCGTCGCTCACGCGCTCGAAGCAGCGGGTGCGGCGGGTCATGCGCAGGTCCTGCAGCGGGTCGTCCACGCGCACCACCACCGTGGGCGGGGTGAGGGACGGGAAGCGCGCCTCGATGGCCGTGACCTTGCCCTCGAACAGGGTGTCGTCACCGAGCTTGATGACAAAACGCTTGCCGAACTCCAGCACATCGCGCTGGAACCACAGGAAGCCGAGCTGGCCTTGCGCGTTGGCGCCCCAGTTGCCGAACTCGGCCTCGCAGGTGGCCAGGCCATCGGTGTGGTCGCTCACCCGCAGGCGCAGCAGGCCGCTGTCGAGCTCCGGACGCGCCTGACCATCGACCTCCAGCTTGGGCCGGGCCGAGGTGATGGCGCTGCGGTTGGCGTCCATGGTTCAGTGGCTCCAGGTGCGCAGGGCTTGCGCTTGCAGGGCTTCGAGCGCCTGTTGCAGGGCGGCGGCGTCCAGCTGTGCCGGCGCGGGTGCCTGGCCTGGCGTTGCGGTCTGTTGCGGGGCGGGTGCGTCGGGCACCACTTCGAAATCTCCGATGACGACGGGCATGGGGTCTCCTGTTCGTGGCCTGGGTGTGTTTGGTGGGGTCAGAACAGCGAACGCGGCAGGCGTGCGTTGAGGTCGATGAGCTGGCCGGCTTGCAACTGCCGCGGGTTGTCGATGCCGTTGGCCGCGGCGATGCGCTGCCAGTCGCCGCCTGCGCTGGCGGCCAGCCCTTGCAAGGTGCTGCCACCCGCCGCGACGGTGAGCGGTGAGGCGCCGGGCCCGCGCGAGGTGCCGGGCGGGCGCGCGGCCGAATCGAAATTGGCCACCAGGATGGTCTGCTGCGACATGCCCAGCGAGACGCTGGCGCGCAGCGGTTTGCCGTCGGGCGAGAAGTACTCGATGCTTTCCTCGATGCTGTCGATCAGGCCGTCGAACAGGAAGGAGCCCCAGCTGAAGCGCACGCCCGGCGGCACGAAGCGGCTGGCATCCTTTTGCGACTTCTTGGGCGTGATGAAGTAGATGACCTGCTGCGTCAGGCGGCGAACGTCATCGACCTGACCATCGGGCGCGGTGGCCGCGTCGAACCACAGCTGCACCGTGAGTTTGGTCGTGCCCGCGCCCACGAACTGCCGGCCCGAGGTGCCGCTGGCCTGGTCGCCACCACTGCCGCCACCACCGCCGCTGCCCGAGCCCGAACTGCTGGGGTTGCTGTTCTGGATCTGGTTGGCGAAGGCCAGCTTGAGCGAGTCCGGGTTGAACTGCACCGTCACCGACTTGCCGCCCGAGGCCTCGTTCTTGAGGCTCTCGTCGAGTTCGATGAGGCGTGCCTTGGCGATCTTGTCCTGTGCCATGTCAAAGGCCTCCTGCGCGTTTGACGCTGATGCGTTCGTAAGCGAGCTGCAGCTCCTCGACCGCGATGGCGCCGTCCTTGGCGTTCAGCGGCGGTGCCTTCACCTTGATGGGCAGGCAGCGCGAGAGGACGAAGCGCACGCGCTCGGCGCCATCGGGGGCCAGCAACACCACCTCGGCCTCGGCACGCAGGCTGGGGTCGGCCAGGCTGTCGGTCATCCACAGCCACAGGTCGAGGCTGTCGGCCGTCATGCCGCGCTTGAGCGTGAGCTGGCCCACGGTGGCCGGGCCGCTCAGGCGGATCTGGCGGTCATTGGCGCCGCCCTCGCGGATGGTTTTGACCTCCATGCCCAGCTCCAGGCCATCGCACTCGGCAAAGGCGGCGGAGACCAAGGGCGAGGCGCCATCGGCCCGCACGATTTCCACGGCGAAGTTGAAGGCGGTGAAGGGCAGGGCGTTCAGGGTGGCCATGGCGTGCCTTCTTTCAGCGCGGCTCGCGGGCTTGCACCCGTTCGCCACTGCGCAGCAAGCGCACGGTCAGGAAGCGCATGGGCAGGGCCGGTGCCACGCGCAGCTCGACCCAGAACTGGCCCGCGTCAAGGCGCTGGGGCGTGTTGAGCTCGTCGCCCACCACCACCTGGAAGGCCTCGTTGACACTGCGGCCTGCGAAGGCGCCACGCTGGAACAGGCCGTCGAGCAAGGCGTTGAAAGCGCGTTCCACCGTGCGCTGCAAGGCCGGGCCATTGGGCTCGAACACATAGGCGGCGCCACGCTGCAAGGCCACGCGCCGCAGCAGGCACATCAAGCGGCGCACATTGACCGAGCGCCAGTCGGCATCGTTGAGCAGGGTGTCGGCGCTGCCCAGCACATGGCCCACGGGGCTGAGCCAGACGGGGTTGACCTGGGCGTCGAGCAGGGCCTGGCGCTCTGCGGTGCTGGGGTTGAGCGAGACGGCGACGACGTCCTTCAGGGGCTGGTTGGCCACGGCCAGCCAGGCGCCACGGGCCAGCGCCGATGCGGCCAGTTGCCCCGCGATGGCGCCATCGGGCGGACAGCCAATCAGTGGTGCACCCTGGCTGGCGTCGCCACGGCGGGTGTAGATCCAGGCGTGCTGCAGGCTGCCGTGCGACAGCGCGCGGGCTTCGCCAGCACCGAGCGGCGGCACGGCGGTGGTGAACGGCGCGCCGGCGTTGTTTGCGCTGCGCAGCGCTTGTGCGTGGCTCAAGGCCTGTGGCCAGCGGTGCGCCTCGGGCAGACCCAGCAAGGCGAACAGGTCGCCGCGGCCGGCCGCGGTGCGCAGCATCAGGCGGTGCACGGCCAGCAGGTTGGCGGGGCTGCCGCCCAACACGGCGTAGGGGCTGCCGCCCACGCGCACGTCCTGGGTGCCCGACCAAGGGCTGGTGCGCAGGCCATCGCTGGCGCGGACCCGGTGGTGGCGCAGGCCTGCCGGTTTGCCGACCACACTGAAGGCGGTGTCGCTGCCGACGTAGATCCGACCGGTCACAGCGAAGTGGGCATCGGCCGATTCTTCCAGTTCGTAGCGCAAGCCGGGCTCGGGCGCCGTCCAGTGCAGCAGGTAGTTGCCTTGCGCGTCGGGGTCGGCATCGGGCAGGAAGGTGGGGGGCGCCAATGGGCGCAAGCGGCAGTCGGCGAAGCCGTCAATGGCGCTGGGTGCAGGGACTGTGGTGGCGTGGATGACGCGCGCGGGCGTGCTTTGCCGAACCCGCTCCCATCCCGGCTGGACGGCATCGGGCACCAACAGCAAGGTGGGCTCGTCCATGAGGGCCTCGACCGCGTGGCCCAGCACGGCGTGCAGGCCATGGAGGTTGCGCGGCTGGCGTGACAGCAGGCGCAGCGCTTCGGCCTGTTCGGCCAGGGCGTCGGTGGGGATGTCGGCCAGGGCGGTGTCGGCGAACAAGGTCCAGCCAAAGCGGCTCAGGCCGTTGCGCAGCAGGGCGGGCAGGTCGGTGCCGCGTGCGCCCAGGCCGCGATCGGTGTCCGCGGCGCTGGCGAGCGTGCTGGGCTCGGTGCTGCCATTGTTCGGGACAGCAGGCAGGGCATCCAGAGGCAGCCAGAGGCTGTCGGTTGGAGACGAGGGCGATGAAGATGACGCTGCGGGCGCGGCCAGGGGGAATCGGGTGGCGAGGGCGGATGCGGTGGCGGGCGCATCGGCGGAAGTGTTGGCAGAGGGGTTGGCAGAGGGGTTGGCAACGGTGCTGAACGTCTGCCGTGAGGTCTGCGCAAAGAACGCCGCGTCATCTGGCAGGGTGGGCAAGGCCACTGCGCCATCACCGCGCTCGCTCAGGGCGAGGGCGTCCAGGCGGGCTTCGCTGCCATCGGCGTTCTGCACACGCAGGGTGCTGCGCAAGCACTGCGCCGTGGTGTCCAGTCCCTGGGCCACCCAATGGCGCAGGGGCTGACGGGCCAGGCTGCTGGGCACGCGCCAGGGCCGCGCCACGAACTGGGTCTGGACCGTGCCGTTCGCGGCCACAGCCGAGGCCTGGACGGCATCGATCACGGCCCAGGCCCCGGGTTCGCCAGCCTGGAAGGACAGGCGCACGGGCTCACCCACTTCCAGCTGCGTCAGGCGCGGCAAGTGTGTTGTCCAGCGCAGTCGGCCATCGGCCAGCCATGCCGCCTCGGTCACATCGGCATGCCGCTGCACCAGCTGTTGCGCACGCGCGCCGGGTTCCTGCCAGTGCATGCGGCTGGCCTGTGGCTGTCCTTGCCAGCGGCGCAGCGTGCCCATGCGGTGCAGGTGCAGCACGCGCTGCAGGCGGCCATCGGCGTCATTGCGGGCGGCATCGGCCTGGGCCACGCGGCCGAACACCCATTCATCCTCGGCCACGGGCAGGCGCAGCACATCGCCCACGACCACGCCCAGCGCCGCAGGGCCATGGGCTTGCAGGGTCAGGTCATCGCCCAGCAGCTTCAAGGGCTTCAGCGACAGTGGCGTCACCACGGTGTCGCAGCGCACGCGCAAAGCATCGGCCCAGTCACCCGGGCTGCGGGCCTGCAGGAAGGCGGGCGCGATGCGCCAGGCCGATGCCGCGTCGCTGCGGCCCAGGCTGAGCATGCGAGGCACGGGGAAGCGCGTCGTCACCGAGCCCGAACCCATCACGCGGATCACCCAGGCCCGCCGTCCGCCCTGGCTGAAGAACTGCCGCACGCTGGGGTGCAACAGCGCGCGCACTGGCTGGCCCTGGGCATCGTTGAGCAGCACCAGCTCGGCGCCGAACACCGCTTCGAAAGCGGCCAGGCTCTCCACCGCCACGGGCGCATCCACCGGCCCGTTGGCGGCAAATCCGACGAAGCAGGCGATGTCCATGCGCGGCAGCACCTCGCGCAAGGCCGGCGCGGGCACATCAAAGCGCACACCGGGCAGGCGGCGCTGTGATCCAGGGCTCAGGAGGGTGCTCATGGGGCGGTCTGGGAGAGCGATACCGTCGGGCGCGCCATCACTCCATTTCGAGGCGTTCGTAAGCCAGCACCAGCTCCTCCATCGCGACGTCCGTGCCCTTGGCATTGAAGGGGCCGGAGGTGTGCTTGATGATGCGTGCGCGGATCAGCTTCCAGGTCTGCACGACGGTGGTGTGGTCCTCGCTTTGCAGCTGGATGGTGACCGTGCGCAGGGCCTTCTGGTCGCCGTTGCGGATCTGGTCGAGCCATTGGTAGAGGTTCAGCGAGCCGATCACACCGCGCTTCAAGGTCACGTCCGAGGCCTTGTTGAGCCCCGTGATCTTGCGCACGCTGTTCTCTTTCTCGTTGCCATTGCGGTACTCGGACACGGTCACTTCCATGCCGATGCCGCTGACTTCCTGGAAGCCCGCTTCGGGGCCGTCGGTGTTGCCGGTGCCGAGGTCAACCAGGAAGTTGAACTGGACATAGGGGCGGTCGCGTAGCACTGCCATCTTTGTTTCTCCTTGATGAGGTGGGTGTCGGACTCAGCCTCAGTTGCGGCGGTCGCCCGTCCATTGGCCGATGCGGAAGATGACGAACTCGGCGGGCTTGAGCGGGGCCACGCCCACCAGGCAGATCAGGCGGCCGTTGTCCAGGTCGTTCTGGGTCATGGTGCTGCGGTCGCAACGCACGAAGAAAGCCTTCTCGGGCTTGTCGCCCAGCAGTGCGCCGCTCTGCCATTCGTTGAGCAGGAAGTCTTCGATGGTGCGGCGCACATTGGCCCACAGCTGCTCGCCGTTGGGTTCGAACACGGCCCATTGCGTGCCCTTGTCGATGGAGCGCTCCAGGTAGGCGAAGTAGCGTCGGACGTTGAGGTACTTCCACTCGGGGTCGGAGCTGATGGTGCGCGCGCCCCACAGGCGCATGCCGCGGCCCTCGAAGTAGCGGAAGCAGTTGATGCCTTCGGGGTTGAGCACCTCTTGCTGGGCCTTGTTGAGCAGGGCCTCGAAGCCGATGGCCAGGCGCACCACCTCGTTCGCTGGTGCCTTGTAAACCGCGCGTTCGATGTCGTTGCGCGCGCAGATGCCGGCCACGAAGCCCGAGGGCGGCAGGTTGATCTCGCGGCGCGTGATGGGGTCGAGCACCGTCACCCAAGGGTAGTAAAGCGCGGCGTGCTTGCTGTCGAGCTTGGCGCGCATGCCGCGCACCTCGGCAATCGGCAGCTTGTCGCCGCTGTCGAGGATGGCGATGCGGTAGCGCATGCGCTCGGCGTGCGCGATCAGCTGGGCGATGGTGCCGTTGGCCTCATCGCGCACATTGGCGTAGTCCCAGGTGCTGCCCGGTGCGGCCACCATGGCGATGTCTTCGATGTCTTCGAACTGTTTGAGGCCGAGCGAGTAGCCCTTGCGCGGGTCGGCGTCGCCCTCGACTTCTTTGGCGCCTGGACGCATGCCGTCGTTGCCGCCTTCCAGCTGGAAGTCCACCGAAATGCCCAGACCGAGCTTGTCGCCCGCGGTGATCTGGCGCTTGGCTTCCTCGGTGCTGGGCTCCAGCAGGGCCGTGGGATCGACGCCGAAAAGGTCGTTGACGACGTCGAAGGCCGAGGCCACGAGCTTGGGGTCCCGCGCGACGACCAGGGGCAGGGCGCGCGCATCGCCGGCCGACGCGGGCGAGTTGCCGAAGTAGGCGAACACCGAGTCGGTGGCGGCGCCGCTGCGGTGGCCCGGGTCCAGCGGCAGGCCAGACCAGGTGGCGAGTTCGCGGGTGCCGTCGCGGGTCAGCAAGGAAACGCTCAAGGTCACCACGCGCACCGAGTCGCCCTGATCGGGCTCGGGGTCGGCGTTGAGCGTGCTGACATCGAACCAGTCGGCGTCTTCCACGGGCGAGGTCACGGCCAGGGGCTCGAAGGTCCACGTGGCGCGGGCTTCGTCCCAATGCAGGATGCACAGAGAGCCGGTCTCGTCGCCGCGTGGCGAGCTGGTGCGGTCGCGCACCCAGACGAGGTCGAGGTCCTTGACCGAGCGCAGCGTGGCGATGGCGTTGCCGCTGACCGGGTCGGTGTCCGAGGTCAGCACATTGGCGCCGCCCTTGAGCGTGAAGCGCACGCGCAGGTTGCCCGCCGCGCCGGGGTGACGGGCCCGCACGCGCACGCCGCCGGTGTCGGCGCTGTCCACGCGGGCGTGACCGTCGTTGTAGGCGGTGCTCGTGGCTGGCGGCGTCACGTCATCGGCATCGGCGATGGGGGTGTAATCGCCCGTCAGCGGCTTGAACACGCGCGAAACGTACAGCCGCTTGCCGCCTTCGCTGAAGAAGGCGCGTGCCGCGTGCCACAGGTGGTTGGGCGCATCGCTGCTGTCGCTGAAGTTCAGCGCATGGCCGGGCGTGAACGGGTCGTACAGGCGCTCGTAGTCCGTCAGGCTGGTGAGGATGTCGGGCTCCATGGCCACGGGCCCGAAGGCCGCTGCACCGATGAAGCCGGTGGTCGTGGTGGAGACCCCCTCGATGCTCTTGGCTCTGAACGAGGTTTCTTCCACGAAGACGCCTGGGGCGAGGTACTCGGGCATGTGTATCTCCTGCGGAGTCAGTCCGCGACGAACAGGAACGATGAGGGTGGGGAGGCCACGAGCAGGGTCTGTCCGGCTCGCAGGGTGAGGGTGCCCAGGGGCGTGGGCGGGGCGGCATGCTGCAGCAGCGGCACTGGGGCTTGCGCCAGCAACTCGTCGAGGTCGGGCACGCGGCCCTGAGCAAGGTCGGTGCGCCGCTCAGGTGACCAGGACGCCTGCAAGGTCACGGGCCAGTCCAGCAGGGCTGCTGCCGTCGCGGGTGAGCCTTGCGGCAGACCTTCGCGGGGACGGGGCAGCGGGAAGACCATCAGCACGCGGCCTGCGGCGTCGCTCAAGCCCTCGGCCAGCGCGACGCCGTTGAGCATCAGGCGCAGGTGGGCCCAGGCGATGGGTTGCTCCGGCTGCGTGGCCGAGCGCAACTCGGTGCGCAGGCTGGCCATGCCGATCGGCGGTGTGCGGGTGGCGGCGCTGTAGAGCGGCACGTGGGGCAAGGCGTCGCTCAACGGGGTGGCGGGTGAGCTTGTCGCGCCCAGTGGCCCCCACAAGCCTTCGCCGAGCGTGGGGGTCAGGGCCATGTCCACGTAGCGGTTCAAGGTGTCGTGCACCGTGAGGCGAAAGCGCGGCAGGTCAGGTGATGCCGGCGAGCCGAGATCGTCGATCGGCAAGGCGGCGTCGCTGTCGGCTTCTGTGGGCGTCAGGAAGCTGCGGATGCCGGGGAAGTCGTGCAGCGCAAACACGCCGCTGCGGTTGGCACTCAGCACGCGCAGCTGGCGGTTGGGGCGCGCCTGCCACAGGTCGTGCAGCACCAGCTGCAGGCCATCGGACACCACGCGGCCATCGGCCACATCGCGGCATTGCACCCCCAGCAAGGCGCGGCGCGCGGTGCGGTCGAAGCCTGCTTGCAGCGTGGGCAGCATCGCCGTCACGGTGGGGCTCATGGCTGCCCTCCGGGCGTGCGGGTGTCGGTCTGGCCATGGCGGAAGTCGCGGGTCTCGACCAGGGCGCCTTCGTCGAGGACGATGTCCGACTCCAGCAGCACCGGCCGCGCCACATACGTCAGCGAGGTCTGCCAGCGGCTGCGGAACTTGTCCCACAGGCCGAGGTAGTCGGGCAGCGATGGCGCGTCCAGCATCAACTCGACGGCCTCGTCTGCGCGGAAGGCCGGCACCGTGCGGCGCGACAGCGACTGGTTGAGCAAGGCCGCCGGGACGATGGCGTTGTCTTCCAGGAAACGCAGCGCCCAGCCGGTCAGGCGCAATTGCCGTTCGGGCTCGCTGGA